GCTGGTTGGGGCAACGTGACGGATCGGATGAACTAACCATGCCGAAAGGTGGGGGAAAAGCGACAGTCAAGGATGTCATGCATAAGTACAAGCATGGCACGCTTCACAGTGGATCGAAGAAGGGTCCGCAGGTGACTGATCGACAACAGGCAATTGCAATCGCGTTGTCTGAGGCTGGTCTGAGCAACAAGCCACCGAAGAGGAGGAAGACATGAGTTTCGGATTGATCTTCTGGATTTTGATGTTTCTGTGGCTGATCTTTGGCTTCTATGGATGGTACTCACCAGCTCTTGGCTCGAGGGTTTGGTACGGACACGGGCTGTTCCTGTTCATTCTGTTCCTGCTCCTTGGCTGGAGAGTGTTTGGTGCTCCTGTGCATCCGTAGTTGTATGAGTCATACAAATGGCTGAGCCTCTGCCACAAGAATGGATTGACGCTTTGCTGAGTGACTCTGGCAATTTCCAGGTCAAGCGAGGCTTCGAAGATTTGTCACGCCAACCGGGAGCACCGTCTGAACGTGTGGAAGAGGCTTTCGATGCGCTACCGAATTTTGCAGAGACTTACGTCTACGACCTCGTACCTGAGCCGTATGGACCAATGATGGGAGCACGTGCAGCTGAGGCGCTCAATCCTCTGGTATTGGCGACTCGCCCTGAAGGCGTCGAGGCTTTTAGGCAGAGTGGTCCGATGTCTGTGAATGTGGATGATCGTAGAAATGATACGATACAAGACGAGCTTGGTAGGCTCTTGAACTTCTGGTACAAAAGTAGACGCGAAGGTTGGCCTGGAGAAGAGGAAAACGCTGGTGAGAAGATGATGATGCAGCAAGGTGGCTATCAGACTTTACCAGACTTAAAGTGGCCTTACTAAGGAATGAGACATGCCCAACTATCGCCTGGAAGAGGGATCGGCGCAGCATGCCTTCCAGCAGAGCCGCGCGAAGGTGCAGATTTTTGGGGGTGGGTTTGCGAATGGGAAGACGACTGGACTTGTGATCAAAGCCTTGCACTTAGCGAAGTTCTATCCTGGGTGTACGGGTTTGCTTGGTCGGGAGACTTACCCGAAACTCAACGACACGCTGAGGAAGGAGTTCTTCAAGTGGTGTCCTTCTCATTGGGTCAAGAAGATGCCGACGCAAGATGACAATTCGTGTTATCTGGTCAATGGGAGTGCTGTACATTTTCGTTATATCGCTCAGAGAGGAAAAAGTGTCAACGAAGATGGGACAACAACGAGTAACTTACTATCGGCTACATACGATTGGATTGGACTCGATCAAGTGGATGATCCTGGTATTACTCACAAGGATTTCCTTGATCTACTTGGTCGGTTACGTGGTGATACGCCTTATCGAGTAGAGGAAGGTGGAGAAGATGCGACTATGCCCAGCGATGGGCCTCGATGGCTTATGATGACACTTAACCCTAGTCAGAACTGGGCGTATCATGAACTCATCAAACCGTTTCTAGACTGGAGGGACAAAAAGATATTCAGCGACAAGCTTCTGGTCGATGAAGACAGTCAGATGCCGATTGTGGAGCTATGTGAGTCGGATACGTATGCGAACAAAGCGAACCTGAAGCCGGACTTCATTCGCACGCTAGAGACTACGTACAAAGGACAGATGCGCGAACGGTATCTACTAGGTAAATGGGCAGCGTTCGAGGGGCTCGTTCATCCTGAATTTGATACCACGAAGCATATCATAAAGCGGGAGGCGATGCTTGACCATCTCTTCGCCTGTAGACAAAAGCATGTCAAAGTCAGGGCTGTCGAAGGCTATGACTTTGGTATTGTTACTCCAACTTGCTACATTCTTGGTTTTGTTGATGACTATGGGAGGGTTTGTCTACTGGATGGTTTTTATCAACCAAACTACGATGTTATGCAGCACGCGAACACAATCCGCGAAATCAGAGCTAGGTACAGTGGTCTACTGTTCTTCAATGAGCCACTTGTTGCCGACCCTGCCATCTTCCGACGGATCGTGGTCGCAGGCCAAGCAGTAAGGAACACGACAATTGCGCGCATTCTCAAAGATGGTGGGCTTAACCTTCGAGCTGGTAGTAGTGATGTGCTTTCAGGCATCGCTAAAGTTAACTCGTATATTGCCGGAACGCATAAGACGCCGCATCTTGTCTCAGGTGATCGACCTGGACCATTACTATACGTCGCGGCAGAACTACCGTGGTTCCAAGATGAGGCAATGAGTTACTACTGGAAGCGTGACTCACAGGGCAGGAATATCGACGAGCCGGTAGATCATAACGACCACGCGATGAATACGGTCAAATATATGCTTAGTAAGCTCCCTGATCCGAGTGAGATCGTTGTTCCTGAGGATGTGCTTCCTCCTAGGTGGAAGTTCTGGAATGAGATGAACATGGATGACTACAAGCGTGCGACTGGGAGGATACACTGATGGACCCGCAGGAGCTTATTGAGATGCTGTTGGCAGGAGGGGAGCACTTAGACAGGCGACCGCTGCCTGTGCTGCCTAACTATCAGTTCAACTCCCAGATTCCTGTGGCTCCCATAGCGCCGCTTGGGCCTAATCCTCAGCTAAAGCCTGGGAAGCCAGGGGAGAAGCTTGGAGAGCAAGAGTACATCGATAAGATACTTACGGGTGAGATTGATCCAGAAGAAGGCGAGCCTTATCAGGTCGCTGGTGACGTAGTGCCAATGCGAACACATCCACCTGCGGTAAGTGATGTCCGAATGCGGCTACAGTCTCCGGGGGTTGGTGCTCGATCTCAAGGAATGCAGTCGATTGAGCGGTTTGGAAAAGACCCTCGCTCGATTGATCTGTTAGGCGTTCTGGAAATGATGACAGGCCGTGAGCCGGGTCGGTAGTTGTATGACTCATACAAGGATCGTGTCATGAAAATCGTCATGTCGTCTGGTCATGGGAAGTACATTCGCGGTGCGGAAGGCCCTTCGCCTTGGGGTTTGGACGAAGTTGATGAAGCTAGGCGGGTGGTTGAACAAGCAGCTAAAGAGCTTCGTAAGATGGGGGTAACCGTTACTACCTATCATGATGACGTAAGCGACGATCAGAGTGAGAATTTGCAGAGGATTGTAAACTTTCACAACGCTCAGGGTGCTCACGACCTTGATGTGAGTGTCCATTTCAATTCTGCTGACTTCAATGGGAGCAATTGGACAAATAACCCTGTTGGTCACGAGGTGTGGTATAAGACATCGAGCGGGAAGACTGTAGCGAAGCAGGTATGTGACACGGTTTGTTCTGCTGTACCATTTAAGAACCGTGGCCCAAAACAGACAGATAGCTTGTCGTTCCTGAACAACACTGCGGAGGTAGCGGTTCTCCTCGAGATTTGCTTCGTGAACTCTAAAGGGGATGTGAACATCTACAATCCTCGGTTCAATGACATCTGTGCCGCGGTTGCGAGTGCGCTGGCTGGTGAAGACGTTCAACCTGGACCCGAGCCTGAGCCTGAGCCTGGTGATGTATTGTTTTCAGCAGAAGGTAGGTGCTCTTACTTTGGAGGTCCGAATGATACTGGTGTGTCTCCAAGTGAAGGCTTGGCGTTCATCTATGAGGTCGACGAGGCGCCGCAACTCTTTCTGCCGTATCAGCCATCTGGAACCAGTGGTTTGGCCCGTCGCCTTAATCCTTGGGTTCACTATGTGGCTTGCCGTTGGGACTATGATGTGACGACGAAAGAGATGCTGAAGGGTGAGAAGATGGCGTGGGTCCGTTCGACTACTACGGGACTTGGAATGAAGGCGTTCCCTGCCGACTGGGGGCCTAATGAGAATACAGGACGTGTTGCTGATCTCTCTCCGAGCCTGATGGATGATCTTGGACTGACTACGGACGATGAAGTGGAAGTGACATATCCATATGAAGGGGACTGACTATGGCTGTCGATCATAGCTGGAGAAACATAGCGGAAGACGCCGTAAACGATATGTTCAGACTGTACGTAGGAGATCAGCTACTGGCAGTCATTCGTCAGCAGATCAGTGTCGGGCAGTTCGTGACGAATATAACGAGTGCTCGGGATCGACGAACAGAAGTTATAGAAGCGATGGAGTCAATTACGTGAAGAACCTCGAGGATATGAGCTTCGGTCATCGTGCCATGTTAACTGTAGCGATCGTCATCATCATCCTCATCTTGTTGGCCGCTTTTGGGTATCTGACTGGACGGTGGGATGAGGCAGATGCTGCACAGCCACAGCCCTTACTTCAGTCAATACCGATTACAAAATACGAAAAGCGTTTGCTTGAACTAGATCGTGAGGCGGCAGATAATGCCTATCGGCAGCAAATTGTGCATCTGTTCCAGACTTGGATGAAAGATGAAAGCGGACAGCCTACGAGAGCAGTGACAGGCGCTCGCCAGGCGCGCACAGCGTACGAGCGTGTGATGAATGCCATCGAAGCGCGCGATCATCTCTTGAGGGATAGTCCGCAATGACACACGAGGGCTATACAGCAGTCATGGTATCCACGGAGGCGTTGCCAATGAGTAGCGTTAACGAGCCTGTTGCTGCACGGCCAATTCCAACGAGTACGTTTCAATTAGTCGGACAGACAACTCAGGATGTGGTCGGTGGGATATCGAAGACACCGTTAATGCTTGGAGTTATCACGCTGAACCTAATCGGTATCATTGCAGCGGTGTACTTCTTGAACTTGTTGATTGGTGGTCAACAGAAGCATGCAGCGAGTTTGTTGGAGCTACAGACGAGTCAGATGGAGAAAATCCTCAGTGTTCACAACAGAGAGTTTGATGCGCTGATTGACATGCAGAAGTCTTTGACTGCGCGGCTGGATGCTGCACCGACTCCGCTTCCTGTACCGCCTCCTGTAACGCCAGCAACGCCATCGACTCGACGATAAGCCAACCCTGATGTATGAGTCATACAAATGACCGTGACCTATCCAGAATATGGCGATGACGGGAACGACCAGACCGATCTGTTCGATCCTGATGCTGGCATGCAGGAGCCTAAAGGGCCTCCGCAGCCGCAGCCTTTGTACCAACAGTACGAGGGTGGCAAGATCGTTATCAGTAAGCAGGTAGGTAAGTACTGGAAGAATAAGTACGATGCGGCACTCACGGCGTATGAGGAAATCAGGAATAGCTGGGAAGAGATTTATCGGTACTACAACCACTCGCAAGGTAAGACGCTACAGACGCCGCGTGGTACTTTCCGTCGTGGTGACTCCACGGAGAATGTTATATTCAGCAATCTGAACATCATGCTGCCTGCGATCTATAGCCGTGATCCTGATGTGACGTGTAACACGAATGATAAGGCTGATGAGCCCTTCACGAAGTGTCTCGAGGCGCTACTCAACGCGATCTTCCAACGCAAGAACTTGATGAATGCAAAGCCTAAGATCAAGAAGGCCGCTGGATCAGCACTTCTAACTAACTTTGGCGTTCTGAAGCTTGACTGGACGAAGAAGGACGACTCAATCGAAAACGCTGCACAGGAGATGCAGAGAATTTCTGCGGAGCTAGTTACTGCGAAGGATCAGGGGCAAGTAGAGGAGCTGTATGGGCAGATGCAGAGCCTTGAGTCAACGATGGAGATACTTAAACCTGGTGGACCGAGCCTTCAGAACGTGCTGCCTCATAACCTTGTCATTGATCCGTATGCTGAACAGCCTGACGGGGCTGATGCGGCGTGGATGTGTGAGACTGTTTACTATCCAACGGCAGGACTGTCGGAGAAATACACATTCAAAGAGAACGAAGGGGAAAAGAACCCTGTTAGAAACTTGATTTATAAGCCAACGCACAAGGCTGTGTTCTCTGAGGGAGCACTCGGAGGCTCTCGCGATGACGGTTTGGGGCTGGTTTTGAAGGCACTAGACGGCGCTGGGGACATTCCGACGAGTTTCGAAGAGGAAGGACGGCGCAGCTATATCGACATGTACTATACCGAGTGCAAGCTCCTCTGGGACAGGCACCTTAAGCGCGTTCTGTTGTTCCACTGTGATGATTGGACTTGGCCGTTATGGGTATTCGATGATCCGCTAGGAACGTCAAGGTTCTTTCCGTACTTTATCATCTCTCTATCAATGAATACGGGGGGTACGGTTGGCGTAGGTGAAGCATCTTACATCCTCGATCAGCAGGATGAGGTAAACGACATCAATAGGCAGATGGCGAGGATTCGTCGATCTGTGTTCGACTACTTCTACTTCAACTCGGACGTGATTACTGCGGATGAGGCAGAGAAGTTCATTCAAGGTATTCGCGGAGAGACACAGGGAGCCAAACACGTTCTAGGCGTCAAGGCTGGTGAGAATGGCAAAGTTCAGGAAATGATCCAAGCCTTTGCGCCTCCTGCGCTTCAATATGAGATGCTGTTTGACAAGCCGAAGATATTCGACTCGATCAATAGGATCACTAACACGAGCGACGCACTTCGTGGCGTACAGTTCAAGACCAATACCAACGTGGCGTCAGTACAGTCGTATCAAGAGAGTATGCGTCTCAGCGTAGGTGCGAAAGTCGATGTACTCGAAGACACGGTTGCTGATCTCGCGCTGTCTCTGGCCGAGTTGTGCGTACAGAACATGAGCACTGAAGAGGTTGCAAGTCTGGTCGGCGATGACATGGCACAGTCGTGGCAGCAGATGTCCGTGGACGAGTTCACACGGAGGTACAGTGTAAATGTCGTGGCGGGAAGTATGGAAAAGCCGAACAGTATCTTCAAGAAGAAGGAGGCGATCGAAGTTGCTCAGGCTGTCGGACAATTTGCCCGTGCTGCGCCTGGATCGGTTACAAAGATTATGTTGGGAGTGCTACAAAAAGCGTTTACTGAAGTTGCGATTAAACCGGAGGATTGGGAATCGCTCACGGCTGAAATAAATGCGTCTATGCAGAAGGGAGCGCCAGCAGGAGGTGCGGCACCAGGAGGAGCTGGACCACCATCTGGAGGACCACCTGGAGCAGCACAAGGACAGCCAGGGCGACCAGCGGGAGTAGGAGCAGACCCACAGGAGTTGATGGCTAGAGCACAGAAGCTGCCAGATCAGGCTAAAGCCCAAGTAGTTCAGATGAGTAACGCCGGGGCGACGCCCCAAGACATCTTGAGCTTCATAGGAAGCCAAACAGGAGCGCACTAATGGCCGACGAAAAGAACCTGCCGAATACAGCGGCAGAGGACACCGTTTTCACGAACCTCGGGTTCACCCGAGAGGAATTGGGTATTACCGATGATGACGGTGGAAGTGGGAACGAAGATTTAGGGTCCGACGACCAGGGTTCTGGTTTCGACGACCGCGGGGCAGATCGAGGCTCTACGGGCGACGAAAGTCGTATGAGTCATACAACTGATCGCAGCGGTTTGCCTCCAACGGCCGAGGTTCATGCGGATCATAAGGGAAACCTTGTCAATGAGTATGGACAGATCGTCGCGCGGTCGGGTAAAGAGGCGCGCCTCTATCAAGACCTTCACAAGACGAAAGGTCAGGCTCAGACCCTCCAAGGTCAGCTACAGGATGTGTCGGGACGCCTTCGGAAAGCGGTGGAAATCGGACAGGGTTTGCACCGGGAGCTTCAACAAGTAAAGACGCAACAAGCGGCTGTGCAGCAGTTTGGACTCGAGCAGGGCGAAGTACTTACTGCGTTTCGCCTGTTCAAAGAACTTCGCGACAATCCTAAGGAAGCCCTAAAAAATATCTTGACAAGAGCCGCTACAAATGGTATAAATATACAGGAGCTAGGTCTGCAAGGAGGTATCGACCCTCAGTCTCTTGTTAACATGATTAAACAGGAGATTGGGACTGCGGTGAACCCGCTCAGAGAGCGTACTGAGGCGGAGAGACGAGCGGCAGCAGAGCACCAACAGAGCCAGCAACGGCTTGGTGAAATTCAATCGGAAGTAGACGGCTTTTTCAATCAGAACCCGGAGGCCAAGCAATACCTGCCGGTGTTTACTCAGACGATCAAGCAGTTCCCTGGAATGACGCTTGGTGAAGTCTGGGCCAGAATACAGTTACACTTCGAGCGGAACCCGCAATCGCGGCGTAATCAGAACTCGCCTCGGCGAAGTCTCCCGCAAGGTCGCGGCATGCCTACTAATGGCGCCGGTCCTGACCTTGCACCCGTTACGGACTCTTATGATGCCATCGTGAAGGATGCGCTATCCAAAGCTGGGTTCGTGCGGTAGTTGTTTGACTCATACAAGGAGACTTGAAAATGCCTGCCCTTGATACCGTGATCAATGCAATGCTGACGCGGAGTCGGGCGAAGCTCATCATGGCTTCGGCGATTTCTGGCACGGTCAGCGCCTATCTGCACGCTAAGAAGAGGGTCATTGTGGAGGATGGTGGTCCGTCGATCACCAATCCGATCATTGTTGGCCTTAATCCTAACGTGACCTCGATGCAATACTACGATCAGGTTCCCGTTAACCAGACCAACGAGTTCACAACCGTCGCATACAGCATGAGCCGTGTCGTGGGATCGTTGATTATCTCAGATCAGGAAGAAGATGAGAACCAGGGCCGCGCCGCGATCTTTAAAATCCTCAAAGGAAAGATCATGGCACTGGACGAGTCGATTAGTCGACAGTTTGCTACCTACCACACGAGCATCGGCACTGGGACTGATCCGAATGGACTCGGGAATCTTATCCCTGCAGACCCGACGACTGGGTCTGTCGGAGGTATCTCCCTTGCCGCAGAACCTCAATGGCGGACTTCGTCCTACAATTTCGCAGGCACGCTCACCCCAGAGAACATCGAGGAGGCATTCGATGACATCATCGAACTTGATCTCAATCGATCGAGCGATGGGCAGGCAAGCCCGAAGCCTACCGTCATCTTTGCTGGACGAAACATCTACAGGATGCACAAGGCTGCTGCGAGAGACAAGACGGTCATCAACCTTGGTGAAACCGGAACCGGAAAAAAGCTCATCAACCTCGGAATAGTGGGTACTACTCACAATGGTATCCCGCTTCTGTTCGATGAGAAGCTTCCACCGAACGTAGCGTACTTTGTCAACGAAGAGTATCTGACCCTTCATGTTCTCCGAGGCGTCAACATGAAGATCAAGCAGCTCGTAGCTCCTTGGGATACAGATGCCTCCGGCCGTCGTGTCGTATGGGAAGGGCAGCTTTGCTCTTGGCGGGGATACCGCACCCATGCGTACCTGACCAACTGATGTATGAGTCATACAATGTTTGGAACTAGTGCACAAGGCGCGCGACTGGCATACGTTGTCGTCGATCTCAGTGAGACTGTTGGCACCGTAAAGCGGCCGGTCACTACGTGGACGAAGAAAGATGGCCTCAAGACGAAGATGGTCGAGGAGCCCGCGGGCTACCTTGTCTACTTCCCGCGAGGTCACGTTATCAGGCTCAAGGACAAGGAGGCTCTGCGGCATTATGGTCTGGAAGGGCAACCACCAATCGTTAACCTACAGGGGCTTAACGATCCTAACAGCCCTATTGGTCGGATGCTTTTATCCCAGGATGAAGGCGTGCGGCGTGGGGCAATGGAGACTATGGAGAAGCAAGTAATCAGGTTGGCAACGGCCAAGACAGGTCCGGTGTTGATGCCTGAGCAACTCGAGCCTGAGGAGGCAGCATAATGTTGCAGGACAGACAAGCTTTTAGCCTTGGTATCAACTGCTACGTACCGGCTATGCAGTACTCGGCCTCGGGCCTTGCACTTGCTCCTATGCGCCACGTGCTTGGAGCACCTGCAACTGCTGGGGCACTGGCTACCCTTATCAGCGCGCAGGGTGCTGTAGGTCCGATCACCTACTTGGCAACGCCGATTAAGCTCGACGCTCGCTATGGCAGGACTGTCTCAGTTACACCGTCTGGTGTTCCTCGCAACGCGAACGTTACGGATGTTATCGGCTACGACTACCTTGGCCAGCCAA